ATGAGTTGCGCCTGGCGGATGGAACCGGGGACGGCGGCCCATCCCCAGAGGGCGGTCACGAGGGCCGGCGCCGACCAGGCGTAGCCAGAGCTGGCCTGGTAGATGGGGTGGTCCCCGTACGCGCGCGTGATCCGCTCAAAGGGGTAGCCGGGGACCCCGTTCAGGACGCCGTCCAGGGGCTCGAGGACCCAGGTTCCGCCCGGTGCGTAGGCGTAGCCATTGATGACCAGGCCGGCCGCCGAGTAGAAGTCATCGGTGTCCAGGTAGCCATTGCGCACGGGGACGGACCGCTGGGTGGCCACCTCCACGCGCCCGAACTGCCGGCCGCAGTAGTTGTTGATCGTGTCCGCTCCGGACGCCAGGGCGTCGGCCACGTCCTCATCCTGGGTCGTGTTGTTGTCCGGGATGCCGGCCCGCCGCTTGACAGCGGCGGCGTCCGCGTACGGGCCACCGAGGGGAGTGGTCATGCGACGATGCCCGCCTTCCTGGCCATGTCCAGAGTGTCAGCCAGACTCTTGTCCGGGTCGGCCATTTGGGCCTGGGTCACGCCGAGCGGATTCCGTGTCCGGACCATTCGCTGGACTTGGTAGGTGGTCTCATCCAGGAAGATCCCGCCCTTGTGGTGGGTAGTCTTGACCGAGGTGTCCACCCCCATGGCCACGCCCGCATTGGCCAGCCTGGCGCAGAATGACAGGTCCTCGGAGAACTCTCGGTCCGTGCCGTCCGGGTTGGCCCCGCGCACGACCATCGGCCGGAAGGGCTCGGGACCGACGGCCCTCAGGGCGTCCCGGTGCATCAGGATGGCGGCGGCGCCGGTGGCGTCCACGAACTGGAACTGGTTCGGGGCGTAGTCGGTGATCGACAGGAATCCGCGCTCCGTGCCCAGGTCCACGTACCGGTAGAGAGTCGGGACGATGGTGAAGCGCTGGGCGTGGAGGCTGGTCTCGGGGACGCGCGGGTCCGCCTTCTGAGCGAAACAGAGGGCGCCGACGACCGGGCATGAGTTGGCCTCGGACGCCTGGATCAGCCGCTCGATCGTGTCGTCCTCAAAACCCATGTCCGTGTCCACCATGAACAGCCATTCCGCCCGGGTGGCCAGGAACTGGGACACGATCTTGGAGCGGGCGGCGGCCACGCCCATGGTGCCGGACACGATGCGCATGTACTGGCCGTCCTCGCGGATGATCCGGGGGACGGGCGAGGCTTGGTCGCGCAGCATGGCGGCGGTCCAGGACAGGCCGAAGGCTGACGACCAGGACCCGCCGTCAACCATGCTCGGAATCACCTGACCCTCATTCATCGGGACCGTCCCAAGTATCGGAGTGCCCCGGCGGCCAAGTGACTGTCGTGTGTATCTCGGTTCGGGCAGCCCGGACAGGGAACCGTCAGGCCGGACCGGTGCATTTCCCGGCCAGTCATTAGGAACCAGAGTCCGCGCATTTTCACTCTCAAGACGTTCACGTGCTCTCCAGTCAGGCAGGGCTGGCAGGGTTGAGCCGGGCCGCCGCCACCCTGCCAGGGACGGCGGCCCGGTGCATCACTTGACCGGGGCCTTGACGGCGGCGCCCGACTTCACGGCCGGCCGGGCCGTGGTGGTCTTGCTGTCCGGGCTGGCCTTGGCCGGCTCCGGCTGAATGGCGTCCGGGTCGTCCGTCCGCATGGCGGTCGGGGTGTCGTCCTGGGTGTAGGTCTGCACCTCGGACGATTCCTTGGCCACCTCGCCCGGGGCCGGCCGGTTGTCCATGTCCTCGGGGGACACGTCCATGTTGACGTGCTCACCGGTGTACGGATCGACCGGACCCAGCACCTCGGACATGAGCACGTCCCGGCCGTCCGGACCCTTGACCAGATTGCCGCCGGCGTGGGCCTCGATCGGCTGCTTGTCGTCGTAGTCCGGGTCACCGGACCTTTTCTTGTCGTAGACCATTGCTTGCTCCGTTTCCTGCTCTGGATTAGGACCAGGCCCCGGCCCGTGGGCGCGGGGGGCCGTGCGCGGGCCGGGGCCTGGCGTCTGTTAGGCCGTGGTCTTGTCCACCAGCAGGCGGAATGCCAGGTCGTTGATGCTGTCCGAGCCGTTCCGGAAGTGCATGTACCAGGCCCGGCGGCCGTCCGGGAGGTTGTTGCTCGTGTTGAACAGGTGCGGAATGAACTCGATCGAGGTCGAGCCGGGCTTGTCCACGATCAGGAAGTTACTGAAGTCGCCGAACACGGCCAGGTTGTCGATCGTGGTCGTCTGGCTGGTGGACGGCGCGATGAATGACTGGTTGACCTTGTGACCCAACAGCTGCTGGGTGAAGGGCTGGGTGATGTCCGTGGAGTAGGTGGCACCCAGCGCCGTGCCCAGGGCCTGGATCTCGCCCAGGAACTTGGGGTGCATCAGCCACTCCGACGAGTCGGTCCACCGGTCGCCGAGGCTGAGGGCGACCGCCTGGAGGTCCGAGAGGGTCCAGGTGTGGCCGGTGGCCAGGGAGATCGTGACCGCGCCGTTGCCGGACAGAGCCGGGAAGATGCCCGTGGGCTGGCCCGATCCGGTACCGGTCATGTGGGCCGCCGCCTCGAGCCGCGTGCGGGCGTCCGCCAGCAGCATCTGAACGTCGGAGGTCAGGCCGTTGATGTCCTCGAAAGACTCGATCGACGCCATGATCAGGGCCTTGGCGCTGAACACCGGCACCGACGCCGGGGCCACGGGCGGGGTGTCGTCCGAGACCTCGGTCAGTTCGGCGTCCCACGAGGCCGTAGCACCGGCGGTCGTGACGCCGTTCCACTTGTTGGCGCCGCCGGTCAGGGTGACCTGGCGAGACAGACCCCGAACCACGTCCTTGGCACCCGCGTTGGTCAGGACCAGGGTCGGGTCCAGGTGGGTGGGAACGAGGTAACCGCCGGCCGTGTTGGTGCCCACGGCGATGGCCGCGCGCTCCACGTCCGAGAGCAGGATCTCGCGGCCGGTGACGGCCTTCTCGAAGGCGGCCAGGTACTCCGGCCGCTGGCGGGCCAACAGGTTCTGGGACCACGAGGCGTCCCGGCCGTGGCGCTTGATCAGCTTCTCGAAACTGCCCGTGTAGCCGTCCGGCATCTCGGCCGACTCGATGGCCTTGAGGTTGGCGGACCGCAGGGCCTCGGTGTACTCGGTCTTGTCCATGTGGCCGTTGTTGGATCGCAGGATCTCAAACGGGTCCACCCGGTTGATGACCTCGGGGCCACGGTTGCGCCGGATCTCGCCCTGGCCGGACTGGTCGCCCGACTCGGTCTGTCCGGGGCGGACCTCGGCGGACCGCAGGGCCTCGAGCCGGTCCTCGTATGCCTGAGCCTCGGCCAGCTCGGACTGAAGGGCCTCGAATTCGTCCAGGGCCGCGTCCGAGCGGGCGATGTCCTCGTCACTCGGGCTGTCCAGTTCCGCGACCTCGGTCACGGTCGAGCGGCGGACCTCAAGGTCCGCCTCGATGTCAGTTACTGCGCGCCGACGTGGCATTGGTGATCACTCCACTGGAAACCGCGCGCAACCGGTTGCGGTTGCGCTGTGCGTGAATCCGGCTGGAGTGACCGTCATCGGTCGAGTCCCCGGCGGCGGCGTCGGCATCGGCCGGGCCGCTGGTGGTGAGCGGGTCCGCCTGGCCAGACGGAGTGCCCATCATGCTTACGATCATAGACCGGACCAGCTCGGTCAGCTCATCCTGGGACCGGATTGCGACCAGGCCGGCGCCAACGTACGCAGGGGAGTGCGTGGGGCCGTATTCCTTGAGGCCCAGCTCCCGCCGCTCGAGGTGCTTCAGGCCGCCACGGCGGCCTCTCTCCTCGGTCTGGTAGATGGCGCCCCGGAAGGACTGGCCGGTGATCTGGCCGCCGGCCCAGGCCGCCAGGACGGCGTCCGCCAGCTCCCCATCGTTGTAGTGGGATCGGGTGAGCAGGCCCCGGCCGTCCGGCTTGATCTCGCGGGGGGTGGCGATGGGGACGGCTCCGAGCATGTTCGGCTTCCCGGACAGGTCGTAGCCGTGGTTGTAGAACACGTTGATCCGCTCGATGCCGTGCGAGATGGCCCGGTTGAACGCCGACCGGTTGATGCTCTCCACGTAGTGCCCGAACTGGTCCGAGATCTCGGCTTCCTGGTCGAACACGGCGGCGTAGGCGATGACCTCTCGGCCGGCGCGATCGGTTCGCACGATGTCCAGGTCCGTGATGGTGTACGTGCGATCAATGAATCCCTGCGCTGGCACGGGCCTACCTCCCTGCATGAATCTTGGCGGGAGCCGCTTTCTTGGGGGCCGCCTTGGTTGGCTTGGTGAACGTCGGCGCCGTCTTCTTGGCGGGAGTCTTGGTGGCTTTCTTGCCGGCCGCCGCCTTCTTGGCCGGGGCCTTGAGATCCTTGACGGACTTGGCCTTGGTCAACTTGGTCAGCAGCGCGGGGGTGACCACGCCATCCGGCTTCAGTCCCAGGGCGCGTTGCGCGCGCTTGATGGCGGCCGTGGTCTTGGGTCCGAGCTTGCCATCGTCCTTCAGCTTGGCGCCGGACCCGTCACCGAAACCGAGCCGGTTCAGGGCTTGCTGAAGAGCGTGGACCCGCTTGTCCCCGCCGGGAGTGCCGTACCCAGCGCCATGCCGCCCGTCGAACGACAGGTTGCCCTTGGAGCTGGAGGCGGCCGCCGCCGACTTCTTGGCCGGGGCCGTTTGCCCCTTTTTGGCAAACTTGCCGGCCGCCCGGGGGTGGAGCGATTCGGTGAAGACCCCGAATCGGAGAATGGGCTCCGTCATCCTGGCAACTCGCTTTCGTCGGCGGCGGCCTCATCCGGATCGGCCGCCGGGTCCGCATTGGGGTCGGCCTGGGCTGGGTCCGGCTCCGGCTCCACGAATTCCAGCTTGGACAGGTCATAAGCCTCCACGGCCGTGACCGCGCTGTCCGGGTCGAACGAGGCCGTGACCAGGCTGACCACGTCGCCCACCTTGGCCGTAAACTCGGCGGCCGGGTCGGGACCCTTGTCGGCGTCCTGCGCGCCCGGGGCCTGGAGCTGAACGGACATCAGGCCGGAGTGGACCAGTAGGGACAAGTCCTCGGCAAGGACGGCCTTGAGCGATGACTCGGGGGTCCAGCCGCCGGCCACGAGGGCGTTGATCGTGCCGGCCGTGGTGGACATGACCTCGGCCAGGTCTTTGATGTCCTCGCGCAGGAAAGCCACGTCCGAGGTGTCATACCAGAGGTCCGCCGGCCCGCCGGGCGGTAAGACCATGAGCGGAGCCACGGCCAGCGCGAAGGACTTCCACATGGGCCGCGCCCACGAGTCACCGAACGCCCGGCGCGCCTGGGCGTAGTTGCTGTAGGTGGCCGCCGACAGGCCCTCGGACAGGCCCACGATGATGGGCGGAACCCGGCCGGCGGCGCACATGCGGGTCTCCCCCGCGCCCTGAGTGTTCCGGAAGTCGAGTTGGTGCATGTTTGCCCCGATGACCGTGACATCGGCGCCGCCGCCCAGGTACATGGTCTTATAGGCGTTGTTCACGCCATCGTGGGCGTCTTTGTTCGCCTTGACGAATTTCTGGAACTGGTCCGGCGTCACTGTCTCTTTGAGAGAGACGGCCAGATTCGGTGTGGCCGCGTTCTCAAAGAACTTGAGCTTATGATCCGTGGCAGCCTGGTCGGCCATCTTTTCCCGAATGACCGGCGTCAGCCACGACATTCCTCGGAACCAGGCGTCCGGGTCGGGAATGGGCGCCCAATAGCCGCCGTACCCGTCCGGATTGACGCCGGCCGGCGGGTTGATCGGGTAGAGCTTGGACACGCCACCGGACCGGGGGCCGCCAACCGTATATTTGAAGCCGATGACATCGGACTCCACGGCCTCGTCGGGCGGGGCCGTGAGAATGAACTCGCACCAGTCCGGCCGAAACCGCCGGAGCTTGCCGTCCTCGCGCGCGAAGAAGAACGTTCCGGCGGCCGTGGTGTCTTGCTCGGCCCTCATCAGGAACGGCTGGGTGATCATCCCCAGGTCGCTGGAATAGAAAAGGTCATTACCGCCGCCGGACTGGCCCCGCCTCCGCCATTTGAACGTAATGTCCGTGAACAGCATGGCGCGGGCGGCCGAGATAGCGAACACGACACCATTCGAGCGGTAGGCGCCCTGAACATAGCCGACGAACGTGTCGGCTACCGGCTCGGCTTTCTGTCCGGGAATGGTCGTCGTAAAAGAAGGCTGGTAGACCTGGTTCTGATAGAGCAACCATGAGTCAATGAACCCCTGCCAGTCGGGGCCGTACATGCGGCTGATTTCCTGGCGGGCCGGCGGCGGGTTCCAGCGGACCAGTTCGCGCGCGGCGCGGGCCACCTCTGTGCGAAGGCTCATGCGTAGGCCACCCAGGGCATGATCTCTTCCTCCGTACCTTTGGTGAGTAGGCCCCAGAGGGCGTTGGTGACGGCCACCAGGGGGGTAATGTCCGTCGAGGCCGTGCGTCGGTCCCAGGCTAGGCCACCATTGCCCACGTCCCTAGTGGTGGCGCCGCGCAGAGACAGGGCCAGCTCGGCCTGTCCGATGTGCGACACGATGCGCTCCCCCGGGTCCTCGCTGGTGGCCGCATCATAGATCATGCCGAAGGCGGCGGACACCGCCTGAGCGGTCATAGGCACCGTCTCGACCCCCTGTGCCTGGACATCGGCGATGATCGAGCCGGCCGGGCCGCCGGCATCGATCACCGTGGCGCACGGATTCCATTTGGCTTTGAGGGCGGCCAGGGCGGCCGGCACCCAGGCCGAGCCGGGGCCGGACAGCACCAGCTCCACGACCACCTGTCCAGTGGCTTGCCGATAGGCGATGGCGATGGACGACCGGACCGGCCCCAGAGAGCGGGGGGACACGTCAACGGCAATGGCTGGGCGGCCTACTGGCGGATCGATGATGACGGGGTCAACGGCCATCCGTTCCCATTGCCGCTTGGTGATGACGGTGTACCCGGAGGAGAGGTCGGGCGGCCAGGCGCCGAGCCGCTCGCGCGCGAAACCGATGGGGTC